GGTCTTGCACGGGTGTGCAGGGGGTGTCCCCGGTGGGGGTTGTGGGGTTTGTCACCATGGAATCAATGTTTTTGTGGTTTGTTGTTGGAATCGAATGTTTGGTTGTGTTCTGTTGCCTTTGCTTCTGTTGCATGTTCTGCAGATGATTTGGCCGTTGTCGAGGGTGTTGAGTCCTCCCCTGCTGACAGGTGTGATGTGGTCGGCTTCGGGGCTGGTTGGTAGGTCGTGTGTGTCCCAGGTGATGGTGGCTCCACACAAGGGACATTCGGTTTGGCCTTGTTGTCGGGCTTGGGTGATGAGTCGTTGCCGCCAGCGCCGGTGGGCGGCGGATGCGGTGCGGTTGGTGTGTGCCATCGCGCCTCCCGTTCACCTATGGTCCCTGTAAGCCTCTGATTGCCTCTGTAACAGCCTGAAATGCGTTGGGGGTATGAATACCTTGCCCTTGCCCTGCTGGTCGATTCTAGGCCCTGTTTTGTTCGTTTGGTGGGGTGTTCTGTTTGTGGTGGGGTGGTTGTTTTCTACCCTCCACCCCTGCATGTGAGAAAGATCACATCGCCCCCCAGCTGTGTCAAAAGAAGAAGGACACGGAAGAAAAATGGGGGAGGGTGTGTTCGCGTTTCAAGGCCTAGCGCCTAGCGGTGTAGGTCACAGCCAAAACGTGTACATCCTCAAAGTTTTTAAAGTCTTCTACATATAATATACACTTTAAGTCTTACCTGGTGTTAAGGGTGTTAGCGTGACACGCCGTACGCCTTCAGCCGAACACACCAAGCTGTAAAGGAGACACGGTCAAGGTGAGGGGTGGCGAGGGTGCGATGGGAGCTTGCGACCAGAGACACACGAGACACACCGTGAAAGCCCATCAGCGCTGATGGTAAAGGTTCCTCTTCTCCCCTGATGAAGAAAAGAAGAGAAGAGAGAAAGAACCAAAGAGAGTAGAGAAGTAAAGAAGTTAACCCCTTAGCTCTTCTAAAACTTTTATAACTTATAAGCTTTAAAACTTAAAGTAACTATAAGACTTTAAACACTTAAAGTTAACCATCAGTCTTAAACTTTATTATTATATAAGTATTAAAGCTTATAAGTCTTTAAGTCTTATAGTTACTTTAAGTTTTAAAGTCTTAAACACTGATGTTAAGTTTATATCCTTAAGTGCTAAGCCTTTAAGGTTTTATACCTAACTTAGGTGTTAAGGTTTAAAGCTTTAAACGTTTAACTGTTAAGGTTATATATTTACTTTAAGTCTTAAAAGCTTTTATGTTTACTTAAATTATTAAGTGTTTAAGCCTTAGTGCTAATGCTGAGCCCCTCAAGGGCTCGGTGCTAAGCGTTGAGGTCTTAAGGGCTTAGCACTGAGTGGCTTAGCCTTGAAGCTTTAAAGTGTTTGGTAGACTGATGGTAAGCGAGGTCGGGAAGTGCGTCAGCACTTTCTGGCCTCGCGTCCAGCTGGCTACCTGTCCAGCCTAGCATACGCCACCTGGGACGAGTCAAACTGGCGGATTTGGCTCTATAGGCGGGTTTGAGGGGTGTAAACGGGTGTTTTTTGGGGGATAACAACACAACTTTCTTCTTAAGAATTTTCTTAAATTTTCTTAGAGTCTTGTAACCTTTACAGGTAGTTAAGACTGAAACCCCTAGCCAGAACGGGGTTCACTCCCGGACAGCTGTCACACTTTACTTCTGTGTTCTTTCCGAACGCGCTAGGCCCATCAGTGCTAAAGGTGTTCCCTCAGGCTTTCGAGTACTCGTCGCTGAGGCTCCTCGTACTCTCAAGCCTTCCCTGATGGCGTGTACTCCTTTCAGGGCTGTGCAGTATGGGCTAAGCCTGTCAGGCTGATGCCGAGCCCTTGAGGGGCTTAGCGCTAAGTGCTCAGCGCTAAGCCCCTAAGGTGAACTGAAGTACCTAAGACCCTAAGACTGATTCCCCCTCTTTCCTTTACCGTGTCCTTCTTTCCTCTACAGTATCCAACAATGTCCACATAGTGCAGGCTTAGCTAAGCGGGATAGGGGCTGATGGTCTGCGTCTGGATAGCTGATCGTGTACCAGGCTTCTGTAGGCGTCTAGAATCGATCAGAATATGCTGGGGGTATAAATACCTAGCCCCCACCCCGTAAGGCGCTTCTAGGCGTCTCCCAGTGGCTTTAAACGGTATTTCTGGGCTACACCCTCCACGTCAGATCGACAGAGTAGCCTTGAAAGTGCACACCAAGCCAGGAGGATGTGATACATCTCACACACCTAGATGATAGATTTTATGTCTAAGCTCGGCACCTTGACTCGCTAGATCATCTGCCACACCCGTCATCACTCAGACATACCCCCGAGAGGCCCTAGAAGGGCTCTAGAATCGATCAGCAGGGTCAACCCTATATAATCCTACCCCCAGAAGATTTGAGACGCCTAGAGAGGCAAGGAAGGCTTAAGTGAGATACGCCACATCCCATGCCACACACGCTAAACGCTCATTCGGATTGAGCGCAGCCTTGACTGTGGGTCGCAACCTACACATCCTAGAAACCACAACAACCAACCCAAACAATCCAGAAAGGAGCACCCCCCCATGGATGGCACACTCATCACCCCATCCTTCACCAGCCTCTACCAGCAGACAGAAATCGACCCCCTCAGTCTCCACAGCCTCACCGGAAACCATTCAGACGACATCGATCTGGATATGGTGCGCCGCATGTACCACGCCAAAGTACAAGAAGCCATACGGCTCATCCGGCCCCTGTGGACTGTCACCCTCGACGGCGCCGTGTACGGCGACTACGACTGGCGCCACCTATCTGAGAATGAGGCCGAGGAACTCCACGATCTCATCGACATGATCGACATAGACGCCATCCTTGTCGCATCCACCCGATAAAACTATTAACCCACCACACTAGAAAAGGAATCATGATGCAAAAGATCGCCGACCACTTCACCCAGCTCTACACCCCCGCCAGCTACGACTGCCCCACACCCTTCGACCTGACACGCCTCGAAAACCTCTCCGGTGACCACATGGATTTTGAGGGCCTCGCCGAAGCCTACCGGCAGAGCGTAGAGACTGAACTTCACAAGCTACGCCCCGACACGTTCATAGCATCCGACGGTACAGTGTTCAGCCACAACAAGTGGAAGCCGCTCACTGGCGGTGAAGCCACGCAACTCTACTGGAACGTGAGTCGCATCAACTTAGGACACCTACTCACCCTGTTCGCCCGATAACCCCCAGCCACACAAGGATCGCTCACACAAACTGAGCGACACCTTGACAGTCATAGCCCCGTCTGGAAGTATCAATCATGTCAGCAACGAACAACACCCCGGAAAGGGGATAACAGTCATGAACAAGAAAAACGGCTACACCATCGCCGGAATCACAGCCGCCATCATCGCCGCCGCATCCTTCCTCCCAGCCCCCGACGACAACCCCCCACTCGCATCACAACCCGCACCACAGGTAACCACAGCCAACACAGAATGGACACCAAAAACCGCCCAACAGCGCAAAGCCGAGAAAGCGGCACGGCAGGCAGCCGCCACCCGCTCCCTACAAGCCGAACAAGCCAAAACCCACAAGCAAGCCCAAGCAAGGGGTGAAGAAACCGCGCAGGGTCTCACCATGATCACCGCAGCACACACCTGCAACCGTAAAGCCGAACAGAAGGCCGCCGCACACGGCGTCAACTGGAACGGCAACCCCGACATCGACCTCCAACTCCACAAAACCATCGGTAAAGACACGTTCAGCATCGTCTACGGCGCAACCATGAAACAGCCCGGCGCATCCAAACTCCCAGTCACCGTCCACTGCCTCATCACAGGAACAGAAGACCACCCGCACGTCACCGACCTCAACATCAACCCGCAACAGTAACCCGCCAAGGAGCATCCCCGCTATGCCTCTCCTCTCCCACTATGCTGTCACCACCGGACTCGCCGACACCGCACACATTATTCACCACACCGGCGGCACACTACGCACAGCCACCGACATCGCATCCCGCATCAACACCCTCAACCCAGATATCAACCTCGACCACCAAATCCACCAACTGTTATCTATCGAAACCGACCTGTACAACATTTACAAAACCATCAACACCATTCTTCAGGAGCGAGCATGAACACACCCAACAGTATCGAGTTGCACAGTTACGAAACCTTCTTCACCACACTGGCATGGATCCAAGGCGGCATCATCACATGGATGTACGCAACCGGCACCCCCCACAAGGCAGCCCTCGCCATTATCGCCGCATGCGCCCTCGCCACCCTCCTGGGTGCCTCAACCCTCACCAACAATCCCCGAGACAGCAAATGATCACAACACCCATACTTATTGCTGAAACCCTCGCCATCATTATTCTCGCAGTAGCACTAGCCCACGACAACAACCAGTAACCCAAACCAAGAAAGGCACACACCCCCCATGGATGAGCCCACCCGCATGTACACCGACCCCGACACAGGTGCCCGAAAAGAACTCAAACTCTGCAGGCTCTCCCTCATTGACCCCGTAGCCTTGCACGCCCTAGGCGAAGTAGCAGGCTACGGTGCCACCAAATACGGCGACAACAACTGGACCGGAGGATACCCCTGGTGTCACAGTGTCGACGCCCTCTACCGCCATGTGCTATCCTGGCAGCAAGGAAACAACCTCGACGATGAATCACACCTGCCACACCTGGCACACGCAGCCTGGCACTGCCTAGCACTCCTCGCCTACCAGCAACACAATGCCGGCCAAGACACCCGCAACCCATGGAACAAAAGCGACAAGTAATGCCTCTAGCACAATATCCGAAAACCATCAACCATCCAGGCCACATCTCCTACAGTTCACTCACCCAGTGGGCCGAATGCGGAGAAAAATGGCGCCTATCCCACGGCTATCATGCACAGCACCACACCTGGTACGCAACCATCGCCGGAAGCGCCATACACCACATCACCGAACAGTACGACCTCCACCTGTACAACCCCGACGAATACCCTGCACTGCCAGACAAACTCTCATCCTTCAAAAACGTTTTCGACACCCAAGTTGCCCTCGTCGAATCCGAAGGCACAGAAATCAAACCCTCCGGCAGAGTGTGCAAAAACATGTGCGAGTCAGGCGGGCCACACAAGAAAGACTACGACTGGTGGATGATCTATGGCCCCATCTTCGTCGACAGGTGGAAACAGTGGCGCACAAACTATCCACAATACCACACAGCAATACTCGACGGCCAGCCAGGCATCGAATACCCAGTCGAAACCACCCTCCAGGACGGCACAAAGATTGTTGGCTACATCGACCGTATCTTCACCGACACCGACACTGGTGAGACGTTTATTCTCGACCTCAAAACGGGTCGCCTCCCTGTTGATGCCATGCAGTTGCACACCTACCGGTACATGCTCAACCAACACGACATCAACGTGACGAAAGGCATGTTTTGGACACCCGCCAGCAGCCGAAACAACACCACATCGCAAACTCAGGGCACAGCAACCGAACTGTACGATCTTGACAACAATACCTACCGGCATGTATCATCCATGTACAGTCAAGCAATGAAAGGAATCAGCAAAGGCATCTTCGTCCCACATGTTACAGCACTCTGTAAAGGATGCCCCGTACAGGACGCCTGCTGGGCGGTAGACGGGAAAGACGCCTACAGATACCCGGTAGAATCCACCGTACAGCCACCCCAAGCAGACAATAAAGAAAAGGAAAACAAGTGACAGAAGAGCGCACCACAGACAATGATCGACTCACTATCACACTCAAATATGGTGGAGACTATGCTGCACCATGGGCGGTCATCCGAGGAGACACAGCAGAGCAGACAAAACAGGCCATCATCGACCTGCTAGGCGGACTCAAAGACGAAACAGTCTCCAAAGACTGGGATCTGGCAACGCTCGTAGCGAGCGCATCCATCATCCTCCAAGACCGATACGACAAAGCAGCCAAAGACTACGTCAACAAAATCGCCAATCAAGAAAACGACATTATCATCGACAGGATCAACAAAGCCACCAGTAAAGCACAATTAGCAGACCTCTTGAAACAGTACAAAAAGATCATCACCAGTAACAGTGACGTGTCTGAGGCGTTCCGCACTAAACGAAACAGCCTCACCCGATAAACCAATATAAGACAACAAAACAACACAAACAGCAAAAGGACAAAAGTTATGGGACTCGCCAACTACCGCAACAACAGCAACAGCAGCACCTTCTTCAACCCGTCCAAAAACCAGGACGCCACCGCCATCGCCTTCAAAATCCACGACGTGGAACACAACACCGAAGGCTACGGCGGACAGGTCGCAGACCGTATTTACGCCGACGTTACTATCTTCCACACCCTCGACGACCTCAACAACGGCACCCCAGAAACCATCCCCAACGCTATCATCGAAAAAGCGCGAGGCAACAACGACCGCCCACACTCCATGATCCGCGAACTCGAAACCTACCTCGGCGAGGAGCAGGCCTTCAAACTCGCCACAGTGCGCACTAAAAACGGGTTCAACGCTGTCATCCTCAAACCCCTAGACGACGCCATCTACGACCTTGTAGCCGCCTACGTTGACCAGCGAGACAGCCAGCCCAACACCACCGGCAGCGATGATGTAGATATCGACTCCATCTGACCGCCAATATTCATCCAAACCGTAACAGATAGATAGATTAAGGTCCCGATGCTCTCTCTACAACGATCCTTCGAGAGAGCCTCCCAAACCGCTGCTGAGCTGCCCCGTATACCACAACTAGAACCCCTCTACCGCAACCAAGACATGCACATCCACAAAGGGGATCTCGTCATGATTGCGGGGCGGTCCGGCAGCCAAAAATCCGGGCTAGCAATGTTCATCACCGCGATGCTCAACCAGCCCGCCCTATATATTTCAGGGGACATGACACCCTGGGAGGCCTCCACACGAATCATATCCCTCAACACCCAACACACAACCGCCCAAATACAACACAACATCGACGACTACGGGCCAGAATACTATCGAGGCAGCATCCACCACGGCCAACACATCACATTCTCATTCCAGTCACCCATCACATGGACAGACATCACCATGGAGCTGCAAGCCTACATGGAAATGTGGAACACCTTCCCACCACTCATTGTTATCGACAACCTGATGGACATCCAAGACTGCGAGAGTGACTACCAGGCACAGCAAGAAGCCATGCAATGGATCACAGCATTAGGTAGGGATACTGGCTCCACCATTATCGTCACACACCACGCAACCGACAAAACCGGCTCCGACATCGAACACCCGCCCGCCAGACGAGAGATCAAAAACGGGCTATCCGAGAAACCACAACTCATCCTCGGAGTCTCATTGTATGGTGGCGAGGATAACGGCAACGGGCTATCGATACCGGCAGAGGCGCGCATCGCAGTGTTGAAACAGCGCACAGGCAAATCCAGCCCAGACGGCACCCGATACGAACGGCTACGAGCCTACCCCGAATACACATTCTTCGGACCACTAGCCGAAAAACAGCCATGGAACATGGCCACAACACACAAAGGATTATGATGGCTACACAGCAATCACGCAACCGCCGGGCCGGTGCCGAGTGGGAAACACGATTATTGCACCAGCTACGTGACATCGGACACGACATCGAACGGCTACACCTCAACGGCCACGAAGACGAAGGCGACCTCATCCTCACAACCGGCCACAAAACCTATGTGATCGAAGCGAAAGCAGGACAGCAACATCTCGCCCAATTCGTGAAACAAGCCAGCCGGGAGGCGCGCAACTATGAAACCCACCGCAACCTGGTTGACAAATCCACAATCGGGTTAGTGGTCATGAAACAGCGCAACAAGCCATGGAGCGAAGCCTATGTGGTATCAACCCTCGCAGAACTCCTCCCACACCTCTGACACCTGCCGCCTCCTCGACACCTACCGGATACGCTACAACCCGTCCAGGAACGAGCAACACATCCTCTGCCCGTTCCACGACGACCACCAACCCTCCATGAGCATCAACCTCGACAAGGGCGTCTGGTACTGCCACACATGCGGTGTCGGAGGCGGCCTCGCCAAACTACAACAACAACTCGAAGAAAGAAACCCGAATGTACGACAGCATACGCCCATACAACATTGCGGAACGCCGCCGAATCCAGAAAGCCTCGGCCCTCTACGAAACCCACCTCGAAAACATTCTCGACCTTCTCTCAGCAAGAGGCATCAGCGAAGAAACAGCCCGCTACCACCACCTTGGATACATCGACAATGACCCCATCCCAGGCCACGAAGACTACAACCAGTGCATCACCATCCCCTACATGTACCCCGTTTGGGGGCGGCCAGCCGAAATAAGAAAAATGCGTTTCCGCTGCTCACTCCCACACGACTGCAAAGAACACAACCACCCCAAATACTTAACCCCGGCCGGAGACACGGGCTCCATCTACAACATGGCCGCCATGGCCAACCCGGCAGCCGAAATGCACATTTGCGAAGGCGAATTCGACTCCATGATCCTCGAACAATGCGGATGGTCGGCCGTCGCCATACCCGGCGCAACCTCGTGGCAAAACTTTTGGACCAAATTCTTCGAAGGCTACGACCATGTTTACATCTGGTCCGATCCCGACCCCGCGGGAGACAAGATGGCCCAAACCCTCCAAACAGCACTCCCCCAAGCCGTACACGTGCCCCTCACCCTGGGGGATGTCACAGACACCTACCTTCAGGCCGGCAAAACAGGGTTGACACAAGCACTCAACACAGTGCTACAATAAAACCACACAAGCAACCCCAACAAAGAAAGGTACACTAAAACATCATGGATCCCCTAGACACGTGCCCCATCCCCAACCGGCGCAACATTAGCCAAGCAGCCAGGAGGCGCATCCGCCTCGCCATCTGTGCAGAAAAATGGGCTGATGGAGAAAACCCCACCTACATTATGCACACCTGGGGCACCACCTATGATGGTATGCGATCCATGATCCGCGCCAACCCCGACATTAAACTACCCGACGACATGGCCAAACATTTGCACAAAGTATGCCGGGAAGCCTACCCCAAAAACCAGCCCAACAGGCACCGAAGCGGATGGGACGCCTACGAGAAAAACTACTACACCCACGAAATACTCTTCCTCAACCAATTTAACATCCCAGCCCTCGAAATCCTCAACCGGCTCGACGTGTCATGGACAATGTGGAAACAAATCATCACCGAAAACCATCTCACACGGCTACAAGACGAAACCTACAATGCGTGCCACTGGCACTATCTGAAACAGCAACACCCCGACTGGACCGACCAGGACATCACACAAGCCCAACACGCCGGAAACAACACCTTCAACCAGTTCATGCAAGACGACCAGCCGGTACTATCGTGAGCATCTCGTTCAAACCAACCATCAAAGACAAACGCGCCATACACAACATCCTTGTTGAAGAATGGCTTAACGAAAACCAAATACAAGACATGCCCGATAGTGCACTACAACACATTATCGAATACTGCTGGGACGCCTTCACAGCCAGCAACCGCTACGCCGTGGCGGCACAATATTGGCGAGGCCAAAACCCACCCGACAGTGAACACCAGCGCATACTAGTCGGCTACTACAAAACCTTAAAACAGGCCGAAAACGCCGCCAAACAATTCCACTGGAACACCAGGCTACAACAGCAATGGAAAACATGGATACTACCCGTGCATAATGGCACCGTGTCAGAGCATTTCACCAACCAGAAAACACTCTTCGACATACAAACCAGCAACAACACCGACCAGCTGCCGGAGCATCTACAAAACGTCATGTGCGGCAAAAAACTCCACCACACAGACGGAACCATCACATGGTGCACCCGTAAGCCAGGACACGACGGCGACTGCCGCACAGGATGGCAACCCGCCACACAACCCCTAGGATATCATGGCAACCAAAACTGAAACCCTTATCCAACGCTACGGCAACAAAGCCGCAGACGTCCTCGCCGACAAAACCATCCCCGCCTCATGGCTAGCAAAACAGCTCACCCAAGCCGGATACCCCATCTCCGCCACCGTTATTAAAGACTATCGCCGCAAACAAGCCAACACCACCCCACACGAGGAAGAGGATACCCAGTGATAGACAATATAGACCGGCTACTCACACAGCTAGCCAACCACGACAACGCCATCGACACCATCGACGACAATCTAGCCAATGGTACTGTACGCCGCACACGCATCTCCGAATGGACCTTACCGAACGGAGAAACCGGCCGATCCGTACAAAAAATCATCGACCACCAACCCGCAACAAACCCCTACCCTGTAGACGAACTCGTAGATAAACTAGCCGAATGGCAGCCACCAAAACCCGAACAAGACACCCGCACCGACTACAGCACTGCGGCCTTCGTCATCGGGGCAGGAGACTTCCAAATCGGCAAAGGCATCCCCGGAGGAGAAACAGCACACTTCGCCGACGACTATTTGCACTCCCTCATAGTCGCAAAACACTACTGGCAACAGGCAGGCAAACCGCAACGAGTCCACATCGCATTCCTCGGCGACATGATCGAAGGATACGTGTCACAAGGAGGCAACAACGCCTGGCGCACACAAACACCCCTCACCGAACAAATCCGGCTCACCCGCATGGCCATGATGCAACTCATCCACCAATTCGACCACTGCGCCAACCTAACGGTCACATCCATCCCCGGCAACCACGGTGAAGCCGTGCGCTTCGGCAAAGGCGTCACCACCTACGACGACTCCTTCGACGTGGACTGCTGCCGCGCCATCGCCGAAGCCTACCAACTCAACAACCAATACCCCAACCTACACTTCCACTTCCCCAGCCGAGACGAAATGACCACCACCGTCAATGTGGCAGGCACACAAATCCTGCACGCCCACGGACACCAATGGCGCACCGGCAAACACTATGATTGGTGGCGCGGACAAGAATTCCACAACGGAACCACATCCCACATCCTCATGGCCGGGCACCGACACCACCTAGAAATCTCCGAGCAAGGACAACGCACCTTCATCCAATGCCCATCCATGGAAGGCGAATCCACATGGTACCGGCACAAGACGGGCACCACCGGCAACCCCGGACTCGTGTGCTACACTATCAACCATAAAACACCAAACAACTACCAGATAGCGAGATGAAATAGTGCCATGAGTAGACGACCAACAAAAGCAGACCGGGCCACCACCGCATCGTGGGGATGGACCACCGACCATCATCTTCGCACACTCAACCGGTCATGCATCAAAGTAGCCACCCACTACCCCGCAATCAGTGCAGACGACCTGTACCAAGACTCCCTACTATATATTGCGGTGCGGGAACAATACCACAACCTAGACAACAAACACTATACCAAAATGTGTTACAGGGTAGCCAAACGTTTAGCCAACAAAGCGGTACAGCACCTAGACCAGCCGAAACCTTTATCCGATATTATTCATCTAGCCGACAACCAGACAAGCATTTAAGGAAAACCCCAATTATGGTTACCACCACCCTCGACGACGGAACCCAAACCACCAGGCTACAAACCGTAGGCACCACCACAACAGCAATCATCACCAACACCGAAACACCAGAAACCATCACCGCCAAATACATTATCGGCAAAGACGGCACAGCCACCTACAGTATTAGTGGCAACACCTACCTCGGCGACCACCAACACATTATCAAACTCATGTACGACTACTGCCACTGTGTGGGACGATTCGACACCACCAACACCAGTAACCCAGACAACCTCGACAACCTGTTCAGGGGGTGACCAGTGAACCGGACTTACACCACCGCAGATATTATCCAAGCCGCCCAATGGATCTGGAACGGCGGCCCATGGAAACCATCAGTAGAACCCGGTATGCCACCCCCACCAACCGCCCCCCAGCATCACGGCAACAACATCGTCTCCATGATCGACCTCCAGCTGGCCATCGACGACTACACCCTCACCTGCCAGCCATCCAAACAGCGAAAACACCTAGCACGGTTGGCAGCATTCCGGGAAGTATACGGGTATGATCAAACCTATTCGGTAGCAGCCCAACGATTAGGGGTAACCCGGCAAACCGTGAAACAGTGGGCAGACCAAACATTGATCACCCTAACAGGGTACGCAAACAGTAGATACTATCCAGACGATAACGACGACAGCACAGGGATGAAATAAAACCATGAACAACACACACAATATCCCCTACACTGCCCTCAAAGCAGCGGTACACCGTATCATCCAACAACAGCCCACCAACATGCAACAACTACAAAACATTGTTGACAGTGTCGAAAACCAGTACGGTGTACCCATCTCCCTCGACAACGTGAACCTTACCGTCAACAATGTCAGCCTCGACGATCTCGCTATCGACCAGGACACGCTAGACGAGTGCAGCGAAATCCTGTGGCTATGCGACAGTGAAGGACACCCAAGCAACAGCAACACCCGTGGTATTCCAGACGACACACAGGCAAGCCAGGAAGCACTAGACTGGCTCGCCGGAATCGCATACCAGGCAAAACTATTACAGGCGGCAGCCGACGAGATCATGTGGGCTATCATCCGCCACCGCGACAACCACAAAAACGTTATCGGCCGAAACGTTCTCGACCAGGCCAGCGAAACCATCTGCACCTGCCTCCACCTGTATCAGATGCTCGAAGACACCATCGACAGCAACGAATCATAGCCATATCGCATAAACAAAAAGTGTGCCCCAGCGGCAACCACCACACAATCGTGGCAGCACCGCTGGGGCACACACATATTCAATTATGCAACAGTAGACTCTACTGTGCCAACCTCCGACTCGGCAGCCCGCTTCGGCACATAGCCGGCAACATCCGCATCATCCATCGGCTCAATCATGCCAGGATCCGACACATCCACCGCATGCGGTTCTATCAAACCGGTATCATCGGGTGGAACAAGCCCGGTATCCACAACCGTAGTCTTCGGCTTACCAGCCACAAACGTCGGATTACCAAACGAAGTAGCAACCGACAACACCGCAGCAACCGTGGCTGTGATCAACGCCGACTCCCACGGCAAACCGCGAAACGACTCCGCAGTATACGTGACACCCGCAGTAACACCGAGCACGGCAACAAACGTTTGAATAAAAGTTTTCAGGGCCCGCTCCAGTAAACCTAACCAAAACTGTTTACCCACAACAAACCACCATCACTTTTTCAAACCGTTAACAGTAGACTCAAGCCTGTCAATGCGGCTGCGACACTCCAACACGTAATACCAGACACTCCACAAAGCATCCTTCGTGCGCCACAACTTCCCCGTCACCGGATTCTTCACCCACGACAAGGCATCAACACGTTTACCCAAATCACCATTCTGTACCTGTACCACACCAACATCATGGTGCAGCTTATTCACCGAACCAGTAAGCTGGGCAGACAATTGTTTAATCTGATCATGCAAGGCTTTCACATCAGCCACAGTTAACTCCTCACTACCACTACCGCCGCAGACTACGGCCATAAATTTGTCCCACGGAAACCACGGCCCAGGATCGTCATGATCCGACTGATGCCACGCATCCGTAACATCCACGTGGCCGCAAACACCCCGCCTGCCAGCCTTCAAATCGGCTGCACTAAGCTTCCTTTTCGGAACATTATATTTGTCACACAAACGTCTACACAGGATCGCGGCACGCTCCACCGCGGGCCACACGCGAGGGTCAAGCCACTGCTCACGAGTGTAAGCATGCCCCGGCACCCTGAACGAGGCGTGCGAGCCACCATCCGCGCAAATCTCTATACCCAAACTATGAGGGTTAGGCGGGGCATGCCAACCAATCGTAGACTCAGACAGACATTGCACCGTCTCACTAATATCGCACACATAATGGGCAGAACCCCCAGACGATGGGGAAGCAAAATAGTTTGCCGTAGAAACAGCCCTCCCCCTACGTGAGGCGGACGGAAACCCCACATCCGGGCACGTCGCATGAATCACAACCCTATTCACCGGACTATTCGAACCGGCAGAATGGTGCGCTGCTGGGATAAACCTCACCACACACCACCACCAAACACTACCATCACAGCCACTCCTTTCTATTTGTGGGATGATATAGTCACCATAGGCGACGGTTTCACACCCTGGCAGGCCACCGAGCCCGATATTGTAGAAGCCACACCGTCACTATATTTCACAACCAGGAGACCATCAGAACAGTACACAGACACCACCGAGCGCCCATCCTTACCATCTTTACCATCGGATCCGTTCGCACCGACGGGGCCACGCTCACCCCGTTCCCCCTGTGTGCCTTGCGGGCCGGCAGGACCTGAAGGACCCACATCACCGCGCTCACCAGCCGAACCATCCCGACCATCAGCGCCGTCAACACCTGCACGGCCCGGAACACCATCACGGCCATCCGATCCATTTGCACCAGGCAACCCGTCAGGACCTTTCACGCCATTCAAGCCGGGAGAACCCTGCGGACCAACAGGGCCAACCAGCCCAGACGAACCATTAACACCGTCACGCCCATCAGCACCTGCAGGGCCTTGCGGGCCGCGCTCACCAGCCGGGCCCGGCACACCCTGAACACTCCGCTCCGTACGCACAGCATCCACACACAAACCAGACCGGTGAAGCCGTACCGACTCCATCCCACCATGGGCACACACCTGCCGCACACGGCTGGCTAAACCCCTGGCCGCTGTACCATTCGACTGGGCCCTCGCCTGCTCAGAATCCCGTTCAGAGGATACAGCCCCGAAACGCAAAGCACCCCCAGCAACCACAATCAACAGCACAAGCGACAAAAACAACAACAGCAGGGAAGCCCTCTCAAACGAGCGACGCTGCCGCTTCTCCTCCTCCAACTCCCTCATCACTCACCCCCAACATCATCCGATAGGAAACCAGGCGGCTCAGGCAACACAAGCGGATCAACCCCGTCAGGAAGCCTCGCGTTAAACCGGCGCACCTCACGCCGCACACCCCACGTATACTCTTCCATCGCATCAACCTGCGCAGATAGCCTGCGTAAACGCTTCCTCGATTTAGATGTGACCGCCTGAACTGAACCCAAAATCGTGGCCAACGCGGTACAGATAGAGGCCACCAGTGCAGGAGTAAACCACGACACCACAGCCCCCCAACATTACAACATCCGCCACAACACCTGTACAGTCACACGCCGACAGCAATCCAGTTAGCTATTGCGGGCACATCGTTAGGCTTCGAACCATCATTCGTAATAAACGCCAAACCAAAATCCTTGGCAGTCACATTGTAGGCTTTCACATCAATCTGCTGCGTACCACCAGCCGCCGTAGCCATAGACGCCACCACAACAGGCGCACTACCAAACGGGCGCTCAAACGGAATTGTGTAAGCATACACAGCAGACCCGCCAAACATGATCGACTTCGAACCCGTCTCAATCCTGGGAGACAACAACATCCACTCGTTAGCATGGTTAGCCCACACAGCCCCCGAAGGAACCATCACACGGTCACCCTCCACAGGGGTAGGATCACACGCAGCAGACTCCCCAAACGCAACCCTAGCCGCCACGGCACGCCTATCCAACTGCTGCTGCAACCCGTTAGACGACAACACCAAAGTAGCCAACAACTGCTGATGAAACACGCCAGGCTCGGCACGCAACACATCCCTGGCACGCTCCGCACGCCCCCCAGGAACAATCTCCAACTTGGCCGTATTCTGCTCCCAATCCCGAGACAACACCACATAATCGTAGCGAGTCTCACCAGGACCAGGCAGCTGCCCCGTCACCGTCTCAACACTATTCGACGTGCACATCACCCCGTGAGCCCAAGCCTGCCCCGGCAAAACCTCACACAACACCGTAGCACCCTGAACAGTAGTGCCCACACGAAAATCGTCAGGCCCATGAACTGACGGCATATTACCCATCAGACCAGACATTTGAGCCCAATCATACTCGGTCAACACACCATCAAACCCTTTACACACAATACCCACAACAAACCCCCAACAATTAGAATTTTTGCAAATCCCGCACACCCGCAGCCAAACCAGCCACACGGCGAGCCAACAACGCCGACGGATTATCCTCATAATCCCCCGCAACCGGTGTCACTTTCGTCCAGCCGTCACCCGGCGAATCACACTCCACATCAATCTGCCGAACAATCTCCTCAATAGGCCCCGAGCCCACATCCACATAAATCAAATCCCCTGGCATCAGATTGCCTGGCCCAAAACGCAACACATCCGACTCGGCCAACTCGATCTTAAACCCCGACGTGGCCCCTAACTCGGACAACACCTGCTCAGCCTCATCGATGAGATGCACATGTTCAGAATCCGTGTTACGGGCATCCTTAAACACCTCGACACGATCAAACCAGTCCCCCTCGGCCATCGAATCAACATCCTCACAAAACAGCCGATCCCGACCCTCGCCGCGGCCACCAACAACCACCGACGTAGCCTTGGGGGCATCCCTCACATACTCCCACGACACAATCGAACCCGACTCGGACGTCAACACATGGCTACGCGTCACAGCAGGAACACAATCAAACACCAGCCCCCGCTGATCCGTCTTCGCATTCTCAAACTGGTTCACCGAAACAGTCATCCGAGCCCACGACAGGACAGGCAACAACTTGTCCGCAAACACGTGAAACCGCACCTGAAAATCCTTAATATAGCGGCCACGCTTCTCATCCTCTATCATGAACAAACCAGGCGGAAAACGCCAAGCATTATCCCCCAACACCTGCTTAGCAATAGACTCGGCTGCACCAGAATAGTGGGCATAATCCCGGTCTGCACGCCACTCAGAACCCACCATACCGGGGCGATAATTAACAGGCCACATCAACATACGCCACAACAGGCGAATATCATCCTCACAAGTGATAGTCACACGGGAAGACCGCCGAGGCCCAACCCCGTGCACTTTACGCACAGGCCCAGAAAAAATCTGGCCACCACCATAATCAACAACCAGGCGTGCACCCGGCCTCGTCAACCCGTCAAGCCTCGAATGATCACCAGACACCACCAACTCCAGCGTCGACAAACCATTCCACTTCAACGACAATTTTAGCGACTCAAAAAAATTGATAGGCGCCACACGATGATAGTCTGGCGTAAACAATGTTATCTGCGGGACAAGACCAGCCACAACAATTCACCACGCCCTCAAAAACCTGTACTGCACCGACACAACAATGGCACCCAAACCAACCATCTCAATATTCACACTCTTAGAACCGCCAGGCGGAATCGGCGCAAACTCCCACTCATCCAGGCGATCCATCACATCCTCAAACCCGTTCAACAACGCAGACTGCTTACGAGGATCCGTATCAATAGTGATCCAATCAAACTCCTCGACAGGATAGTCCGAAGACACACGCAAACCATCAATCTGCACCGACCACGAATCCAACGGCCCCTCAACGCGAATCACAGGCCACGCAGGCACATCACCCTTATTCGACAGGTTATCCCAACCCGAACCAACACCAGGCGTCAACACCACCGGAAAAGCAGTCCCGTTTTTGCCGACAGGGCCGCCACCCAACCAATCCTGCAACTTTGCGTTACTGAAACGAAACTTTTGCTCATCCCCATACCAAAACGGGTCATAGGCCGTCAAATGAAGCACATAACGCGCATAGCCACGATTAACCGGATCAACCGTAAACGTGTCATCCACCGAATCAAACCGGCACTTCAACACACGCTCTACACCGGCAGGAGTCTTCACAGACAGCTCCCCCTCCTCGCCAGGAGGAAACGCAGACCACAACTCGTCATAGGCTTTCAAAAAACCGTCACGAAACCCGCCCACCGGATCCGGGTCAACACCCGACACCAACACCGGCAACGTCACCTCGCGAGGCTTCACATTAAACCCGCGCCACTCCGACCCGTGCACCCCAACATGAGTTTGAGAAAAATGCTCAACCTCAGGAACACCCAAACCGCGCAACGAATCATTCAACAACATCACCGGAGACGACCCCGTATAATCCGTCAAATGAAGCACACGCTCATCACCAAACCGCGGATCCATAGACCATGTCACAGTCAAACCAGAACGATCAGACGGGTCAGGAATAAACATGCATACCCCTTTACTCACATATAAGCCAACGCGTTCAAAGCGTCACGCTGCTGACGCTCAATCCGCTTCGCAAACTCGGCAGGATCACCATACGTCGGGCCATTCACATTCACCACAACACTCTCACCCTGAGCACGCCGATACCGGTCGTACGGGGTAAACGAGCCCACAGACGATCGCACACCAAACCGGGCATCCACAGCATCCGGAAGCTGCGAAGCAACACCCGACATCGCATCCAACGCCAAACCAGCATTCCCGGTGATCCCCTCAGCCAAACCGGCAACAACCTGACGGCCAACCTGATCACGAAACACCCTCGACGGGGAATGAATACCCAACACAGACTTCGCAGCGTTAGCCACCTGGGAACCCATATTACGCACAGTATCCAGCAGGCCACTCAAAGCATTCCGAATACCATTACCCAAACCAGACACCACGTCACGGCCAGCAGACACCAACAGGGACCCCATATTGCCGAGAGCATGCCGAATATTGCCAGGCAGATTCCGGAAAAAACCCAGTACACTATGCACACCGTTAGACACGGCAGACCCCATAGCATGCATAGCAGAAGAGGCCGCACTCCGTGCCCCGTTAAACCCGCGCACAGCACCATTCCGAACCCTAGACGCCATCGACCCGAAAAACCCGCCAACAGCAGACGCCACCGAAGACACCACACTACGGATAGCATTCATCGCAGAAGAAACAGCACCACGTGCCGCGTTAAAACCAGACCTCACATGGGAGGCAACCGACAAACCAAGCCGCGTAAAAAACCCGACAACCGCGTTCACGCCGCCAGAAATGATCGACTTGAAACCGTTAATAAACGCAGACGTAAAAGCCCTAATATGATTCCAGCCAGCCTGAATAACCGAACCCATACGCGCCAAACCCGACACGAAATGGCCCACAACCCATCCGACAACACGGGCAACAGCCCCAATAATCCTGGCGGCAGCCGACACAATAGCACCCAAAATACGTGCAACAAACCCGATCACAGCCGTAACAATCGGCATCACAACCGGAATAATACGGGCAACCACCTGCAACACAACCGAAACAACCTGCACCACTACGCGCATAACAGACATGATGACCGGTATCAGCGACCGTATCAAACCAATAATCGGCGGCAACACAGACATCACAGCACCCAAAATCTGTTGAATCACAGGCATCAACACAGGCACAAGCTGCATCACAACACCAACAACCTGCCGTATCACAGCCACAACCGCCTGAAGCACCGGCATCAACGCCGGCAACAACATTGCAGCAACCTGAGTCACCGCACCAATAATCTGCGTAATCACAGGAACCAGCCGGGCGACAAGCATACTAATCAAAGGCACAATCTGGGCAGCCAAACCGGCAACCATACCGATAATCTGGCCGAACACTGGCGCCAACTGTGCCACAACACCGGCCACTAAACCAAACAAGGGCTGAATAGCGGCCATAATCTGCCCCAAAGCCTGGCCCACCACAGCCACAAGCTGCATCACCGCGGCACGGAACTGGGCGTTCGTCGCAAACATGGCAGCAAACAAGCCGATCACAATACCGACAGGGCCGCCCAGGGCGCGAAACACGCCGCCAAGCCCGCCAGCGGCACCCTTCAAAGCACCAAACGACGGCAGAAGATTCTTCAACGACACCGCCAACGGGGCAAACCCTGCAACAAGCTTCCCCACACCCGCAGCCACAACACCAAACACTGCTGTGCCACCCGCAAACATGGCACCCAAATTCACCTTCGGGACAGGCAAATGCATTCTCGCAAAAACGCTCTTCAGCTGCTCCACCTTGGCGCGCATCTGTGCATTCATTCTCGTAATCATGCCCGGCATACGATTAATCCACGCCAAAATAGACGGCATCATACGCTGAATACCAGCATCGACGGCAGCAAACATCGGCTTCACCGAATCCGTGACCGACTTAATAACCGGATTCAACGCAACAAAAATCTGCCTCAACCCGTTAAGAAACGGGGCCATAGCCGTAGCACCAAGATAGCCCAAGGCGCCCTTAACATTCTTCATAGCGCCCTCAAACGTCTTACCAGACGCCTGCGCAGCACCACCCATGCCAAGCTTCATCGCAGCCGCAAACGTGTTAAAATCAATCTGCCCCTTCGACACCATCTGCGACACCTCAGCCGAGGTTTTACCCGTCTGCCTGGCAAGCAAAGACAGCACAGGAACACCCGCCATCGTAAGCTGCAACATGTCATCGCCCTGCAACTTACCGCGAGCCATCACAGACGTAAAAATAGCGCCCGTATCCTGAAACGACTTACCCGAAATATAAGACACATCGGCGATAGTCTTCAACACATCCGTCATCTGCCCGCCAGACTGCACACCCGAAGCAGACAACGCGGCAGCAGTAGAAGCCGCATCACCCAACGCATACGACGTACCAGTCACAGCCTCAATAGCCGAATTCATAATCGAAGACGTGTCAGAAGACGTATGACCCAAACCAGTCAGTTTAGCCTGAGCCTCATCGATAGCCATCGCCCTAGCTATACCGCCACCAATAGTCACATCATAAATCGACTTGAGGCCCTTCTTAGCAACATTGATAGCACCCACCATTGCGGCGCCACCAAGAGCCAACTTCATGCCCTTAGCAAAAAGACTACCCGAACGCTGACCCTCAGCAGGCATAACCCCAGAAAGCTGTTTACCAACATCACTTTTAAGGCCAGGCATCTTCGTATACAACGACACATATGCGGAAGCAATCTCACCAGACATACACTATTCACCCCATAATATTAATCTCGCGAGACACCCCGCCGCCGGCACGAACACGCGCCAAAATATCGTCCACCTGCCCAGACGTAAACCGGGCCCTACGCTCATCCGTAGGCCTCGCCACAGGCTCCGGCTGCCCCTCACTATTAGCAGACCTGTAATGATCCAACATGTCCAGCACAGCCCACTCACACCACTCAAACGGGCGCTGCCAACCATTCAGGTGGGCCGCCAACTGGCTAGACGTATCGGTACACAACACGCCAGCCAGCCGGACAGCCTCACCCCAACACATCTGCGGGCCACCAACACTATAAACAGAAACACCAAATTTAGTGCGGAAATCGTATTCGATGGCCCCACGATAATCATCAATCAGGCCGTGGAGCCAAACTATTCCCCCAGCGAGGCACCCTTACCTTCAGGCTTATATTCCATCCACTGGCGGAAAATCTCGGCCACACGAACCATAGGAAGCCCCTCCAAGGCCTCCACAGCATCCTCTGGGGCGGCAGCCTCCAACATAGAAAACATCACCTCAACCTGGGCGAAATCCGCAGACTCCCCCGACTGGGCAATCCTGGCGGCACGACGGAAAACGCGGGCAGGAACAGCCTGCGCCGTTTCCTCCGCATCCGCCAACACCCAGCTACGGTCACCAATCTTCAACGTGTAACCTGTGTCACTCATCTATCAACAATCCCTCAAACTATGTGTATCAGTTATTAGACGGCGGATTCGGATCCGGCTCAGGCTTCGGAGGCTTCGGGGCCGGAGGAGGAGTCGGAGGAGTATCAGCTTTTAAAGCCGTCATCCACCCCCGACCCGACACCGCATCACCATTCTTATTAATCTGGGCAGGATACGCCTTCAACGTCACACCATACCCGTACACCTCGCCATTCTTACCCTTAATCTCGTCACGATCAATCAACTCAACCTCAGGGAAATAGTAGCGAATAACCTGATCGCCATCAATAATATCCATCAACAGGGCATGAACACCCGTCGTGGCACCAGGAGAAATATCGAACGAACCCGAATCGGCTCCGGCAGTAACCTTCGACTGCCAAAACAGTTCGATAACCTCCTTCTTAGACTCGATCAGCTGGAAAGAAATCTCGATAGACGACTCCGTAGCCACAGTGCGAACAACATCCGCATTCTGCCAAGCCTTCAAATCATCCGTTTTACGCTCCGGCTTAATCTTAAACCCGTCATCAGACAGATACCCTAAAGCGGTAAGACCGTCAGGAACCGTCTTCACACCATCAATAGTGTCACCGGCATGAGCTTTACCAATATAGACGTCACCCGTAACAGCAGAGCGAACATTAGACGCTTTACGTGTAGCAGCCATCACAACCCCCAAAAATAATCAAACAAAAACAAAATATAGAAAACAAATACGTTTACTCGGATTCGACAGGACGGCACACCAGCTCAAACAGCGAATACACATCAAAACGTGCACCATCAACCAACAAATCAGGACCAGTAGAACGCCTACAAAACACCACCGGATCACCATCAACACCATCAGCCAGCACAGCCTCAACACGACGCGCCAAAGACATAGCACGATCCGGCATATCAGAAAACACATTCACCCGCAAAAAAACACGCTCACGAACATGCAACTGCGGGCCACCATCCAACGCCAACCAAATCAAGTCACCCGTGAAATCATCCGGGACAGTACCTGTACACGGTATATCGGACAGCCAGCCATCATCCTTGAGCACGCGTTTCGCCCATATTCGCGGATCACCGTAAACGATCACGACGCAGCCCCAATCGACCTAGCCAACGTGCCATGCTTCGCCTCAATACGCTTACCACCCTTATAGGTGGTGCCAATCCTAGCGACAGCCTCAACACGGTGAACCTGCACCTCCGACGACAACCCGGCACGATACTGGGCCCTATCAAAAGCATTACCGCCAACATTAGCAGAGGCCGCATGCTTGACACGCTCGCCACGCTCCGCCAACATGCCCTGCACCCCAGAAGACTTCAACACCTCACGGATACCAGGAAGATTAAGCTTCACATTCACATCACGTGCCACAACCATCAGCCCTTCTTACGCTTCACATTAACCTGCGTACCAGCATCCCAGCCAGACATTGGGTGATGCCACACAATAGGAGACCCGTCAGCCTCCCACACCACACCCCGAATACGCCACCTACAACGATAATCAGCGCCCACAACAGGCTGCTTGAAAAGCATCGACCAATGCTCATAATCAGAATCACGCCCCGCGGCCTCATCCTCCTGCGAAACGGAAGCATAGATAGCCACGTTATGGTACACGGTTTCTACAGGATGACCCCAATCCTCAACCTTGTCGCCCAAATCATCGACACGAACAGTCGGCTGAAGCATCACAACCGTTTCACCGTAAGGAAAACTGGTCATATCATATCTCCCACAAAGGGCCAGCGTAGCCGTTAATATTCGACCCGCACGAGCAACCCTCACCCCACACCGTGGAACACACCTCAGAATGATTCACACTACTCCTCATGGTCGGTGTGATAGTGAACGCTTTACCAGCCCCACCATCACCCTCACACAGCTTCTTCAACGCGGCAATCTCGGAAGGCCACAACAAGTTCGTGGGAGTACTAGACCGTGTAGTCTGAGCAAACGGGCCCGCAGACTCATACTGAACCTGCCCAGAAACACCAGTATCATTCCAGCGCAGCAAAGCCCTACGTAGGATAGCCTTAGCAGCATCCTTGTATTTGAAATCCGGTTTAGCGATACAGGGGGCGACACTGACAGCAACAGCCTCCACATCGGCAATCATCGCCTCAAGCTTATCTTTAGGAATATCGGCGAAAGGCTCAATATCCTCAGGCCTCAAAATGATACCCATCAACACCACCCCCTGCACACAGCATGAACATTATCGCAACAAATAAATCAGTTCTCGGCCGGCGGATTAGGCTTCGGGGAAGCCTTCTCCTTCACAACAGCAAACGAGTCAAGCGACTCGATAGCCACATACAGGACAGCCTCGGCGCGAACCATAACCTCATTGTGGCCCTTAAGGTCGCGGCCAGTCTGATCCGGGTCACCATACTCGATCAGCTCGATCGGGAAGTTACGCTGGAACCCCCAATGGACACGAGAGAAATCACCAACAATAGCCTTCACACCAGAGGCAGGCGACATCTCCGGGGCACCCGAAACAGTCGAAGAAGCACCAACATTCAGGCCGCGCCAATTATCCAAACCAGCGAACCCGGCGGCAGGATACATCGGCTGACCGGCAAGCGGAGACCCCTTCGGATACACCTCAGTCGACAGAGCAAACGAGAACGCCGGATCCAGGGCGACACCGTTAGGAACCTGCAAACCAGCACCAGCAATCAGGCCGACCGCCTTGACCAGATCAGTCGTGGCAGAATCCGTGGCATCAACAACATGCTTCGTCTTATCCAGCGAAGTCTTCACAGCCGCAGCAGGCTTACCCGTAGCCGGATCAATACCATGGAAAGCAATCAGATCAACAGCGCGACCAATCGAAGCACCAAGAGCCGGGGAAATCAGATCCTGCAAAACACCCAGACGGTAATCAGCATCAGCCCACATAAACTCGTCCGAAACACGCTGCTGAGTCACAACCTTGATAGGCTGCGCAGTAAACGCCGAAACATCAACAGACGCGGAAGGCTTAACCTCACCCTCACCAACAATCTTAGCGCGAGGAACACCACTAAACACGGCACCCTTCACAGGGCCAAAAATAGTCGGCTGCTCCGGCGACAGCTTCGCCAAAACACCAGAATCGATAGCACGGTCACGAACCGCACCAATCATAGAACCAGGAAGCTCAAGCTTCCCTGCAGAAAGAAAATCGTCAGCCATCACAAATCATCTCCTAGAATTATTGACAAGAGCATCCACAAACGCGACACCCTCACGTCGTTTAACATCATCAACGGGGGCACTCCCCGCAAGACGGCGCACACCCGCGCCACCACTACTATGGTCGATCAAACCCTTCAAAGCCTTAGCAGACTCCACCAGCGCTTCACGATCGTCGCCGTGCAGAAAAGCGACAGCATCACCCGAAAGGCCACACTCGGCAGCCACATCACGCTTCACACCCTCAAGAACAAACCCGTTGATCCTGTCTTCGAGTTCCTCATTCTTGCGGCGAAGCTCATCAATAGTAGATCCAGAATCGTCACTCGATGTACGAAGCTTCTCCAGCTCGGAAAAATTACTTTTCGCACGAGACTCCCATTTACGAGCCTCAGCCTTCCAATCAGTCCCCGGCGATTTACCCTCGCCTTCATTCTTCGACTGATCTTCAACCTGTTTGCCTTGATCGCCCTTCACCGTGTCAACAATGCCGTCACCCTTTCCGGACTCCACAACATCATTGTCAACATTCTGTTCCTCAACACTCTGATCGGCCATAGCCTAACCCTACACTCCTTGCGGAAAACAACACAACATTGTTGACCCCCGTGCGGGAGACAACCCTGTGCACCGATAACCGGCGGCGCACAACCGGAAACCACATCAAATTATCTCATGCCACCAACAGTACGCATAGCCTTCAAAATATTGCCAGGCGACTGCTGCAACCCATGATCATCAACCCACTCGCGAGCCTTCTCATACGTCCTCTGATACTCGGCATCAGCCCTATTCGGTTCCCAAGGGCCAACAACCTCAACCACCGTACACCCACAATGATCATGATACTTCGAACCAAACGGACGCTTACCACCACGCTTATGACGCCGCGTATGACCAGTAGTGAGCGCCCTTTCCTTAGTCGTATAATCCGACCTCGTAGCCAACATGGCACAAAAAGCACACGGATCCCCATCCGTGACACGACGCCACGACCTACCCTGCGCACCCGCAGACCACTCAACCGTGTCACGACCAGCATTCATGACAGCCCGATCAAAACCCGCCGCCATCGCATCAATCGTATCATTCGCCCGATCCGGGTCACTATTCATAATCTTCATAGTCGAAAACGACCTAGCCAAAGCCGCGGCAGCATCAAACTCGTCATACACAATCAAACCAGGATCGACACCGTTAAGCTTCCGAAAATCCGACACAAACCTGGCGGCCAACGACGCCGAACCATCATGGCCGGCACGCTCCAACTCCACACACAAACGAACATACTGTGTGTCACTCATCCTGCCGGCACGCCACAAACGGCCAAGCTCAGAATAATAGCCCGCATACTTCCCAGCAAACCTGACCGCCTCACGCTGATACTCAGTCGCAGCCAGCCTCGACATAGCACCCGAAGCCATCCATCAAACCTCGTTCGTTTGACGGGAAATAGCCCCAGCAAGCGCAGCCAACGGATCCGCAGATTCGGCGCGATGCCGCATCACAGCCTCAACCTGCACATCATCAAGCCCCAGCATCTCCAACACCGTGCGAGAATCAGCAGGCAAAATACCGGCACCAACCAGCTTCGTCACAGCATCCGCTGTAGCCGCCCGAGTAGGTGTTGATGCATCACGCCAACGCAAACCAACATCACCAAAAAAATCAGCTTCGTTAACGGAAGAATCAAGCGACTTGGCAGCCAGGAAACCAACCGACAGCCAGCCCTGACCAAACGACGTTTGGCGCCGCTCAGCACGCTTCACAAGCCGAGATTCCTCGGCCGCCAAAGCCTCCCCACTAGGCGGGTTAGACGTGATAAACCCGAAATAGCGTTCCGGAACAGCCGCCTCACCAGCCGTCAACTGCGCCAACAGTCTCATCTGATCCGAATACGGTGTAGGCGAATTGACAGGAAACGACCCCACATTCGGAGTGTCCCCATCATCATCCTTATCGACAGCCCACACAGAAGCCATCGACAGGACCCAGCCAGGCTGCGAAAACTCATCCGCGCTCACGCCAGTCACCCAACGCTGAGGATACGCATAAAAATCACGATTCACAGACTGCCCCAACAGTGTGCGCACAGCCTCATCCGTGTAAGCCCTAATAGACCTCGTAATCTCCGAACGGCCATCAATCCTAGAAGTACGGCGACGATTCACAATAGGCACAAGCGGAACAGCACCCAACACATTCGGTATACGATCCACCTCAACCCATTCACGCGAACCCCGCCGCTCAACCTGAACAATCACATCAGGAAGCAACAACTCCGCCTCAACAACCTCAGGATCACACGTCTGCTGCACCACAAGGCCAGCATCCAGACGAGACCCATCGGCAGAAAACCGGCCAGTACAATTCTTTGGTGACTGCGGACGAACCGACACCGAACCATCACCATGAGGAATGATAGCCACAAACGACAAACCAAAAATCAGCGCATCCAAATGCACATCACACGACGCCGTAGCAAGCCGATTCGCAGCATACACACCATCCAGGCCGTAGCCGTCACCATTAGTCCAGCCCAGCCAATCCAGACGCTCCTCCAAAGCATCCACCGCAATCCCAGGCCACGACACCACAGTCTGCACACGCTGCAACTCCGGGGGAATAGCTACCCCCAAATCACGCACCCGGCTAGAACCCTCATAGTAGCCCTCAATGCGACAATGCCACGAAGACAAACTCTTAATACGATCAAACATGCCCTCAATCAGAGCCAACTCATCCGAGTTCATACCACAGACACCCGCTTCCTACCACTACGCTCACGCCGCTTCGCTTTAACTGTTTTCGCACCAAAATACGCCAGCGACACAGCCTCCAAAGGAACCTCAGAACCGTCCTTAAATGTGGAACCCCAACCCCACGCAGAGCCTTTATGTTTCTGAACCGCCGACCTTACAGCAATATCCAACATGTCACGGCGAGAATCAGCACGAGGATGAGAAACACTCCCAGACCTTACGCCTTCCAGAAAGGCTTGACACGCCTCCACATACACCCCAGTATCGGCAACCACAACACCCCGACCCGGAACACCACGATCAGTCAAAGCCTTCTGCAACAACACAGCACCCGAACCGGCAACCATGATCTTTTCCGTGTCACCCCAACGCAACGCCAACCAGTCAGCCAGCTGGCCTACACCATCCACAATCGTCCCCGACAGGCCATCAATAACCTCAACATGAACACCAGCATCAGTCCTGCCGGCACCAGCCAAAGCAACCCTATTGCCTGATCGCGAAAAAGAGATACCAAACACTTTCCCGCCAACCAGACTCGCCTCATCCACAGCAGACTGAGCCCACTTATCGGCCGGTATCACAGACGTAGCCGACTGGCCACGATCCCACCAGCCAAGCCTCTCCCGAGCAAACCCGGCAGCCGACATCGACTCATGCTCATCGCTCACCGTCCCGAAATTCAGGCGGCGACCCAGCGCAGGATTCGTATCCCCAGCCAACTTCCGCCACGACCTCGATAGATCATCCGGAACCGTCTCGTCAGGAATCGAAAACTCCGTCCACGCAATCCTTTTACCACCCGACAAAGCCTGCCCGCGAAGACGCAACACCACGCTACCGTCAGCCAAAGGCCCCGGCGGGGTACCAAGGAAAATCTGCTGAGGATCACCAGACGGTGCAGCGCTCACGGTAGGAAGCAAAGCCTCCAACTGCTCATCCGACAACTCCTGAGCCTCATCACACACCAAATCATCAACCGTAAACCCGCGAGCAGAACCACGAGAACGGGCCACAAACTCAACCGAACCCCAACCCGGACAGCCACACTTACGCTCAAACGTGGCACAATCCGGATGATGCAACACAATAGCCTCCTGACCATTCGTCGCACGAATCGACTTCACCATACGATACAAGTCAGGAAACTGCCGCTCATTCTCAAAAAACGACCTCAAACGCATAAACGCCTTACGAGCCGACTTCAACTCGTGAGCCGTATGCAAAATACGGCGACCCTGAATAGTCGCCTTAAACAACTCCACAATCTCCAAAATAGCATTCTTGCCATTCTGCCGCGGAACAAACACCCCACACACACCAGAAGCAAGCCTGCCATTACCACCGACAGCAAGCCAATCATCCAACACCTGCTGCTGCCACGGATCAGGCATCAACCCATACGCACGACCCAATTCCCCAGCATCCCCGCCGGCAGTCACCGAATACGCCGCAGCCACACGGTGACGAGGCACCTGAGACCCAACAACACCAGACACCTAATCAGGCCCCCTTGCGCTTCCGATACCGGTCAATCATCGCCACCGCAGAACCCCCACCACGGCCACCAGACGCCACATCAACCGAATAACGATCCAACATGCCCATAAAAGCCTTCACATGAGCACGAAGCGAAGCCACAAGGTCAGCCCGGCCCTCACGCCACACACAATCATGAATCACCGCAGCATCCATGAGAAACAGCCACTCCTCATCCGACACGTACGATGCGCGACTATCCTCACCCCACACACGCCACCAGCGAAGCGTCTCCCCACACCAATCACGAGACCCAGGAAGCTCAGGCTGCACAACACTCACCACCAACACAAAAAGTCGACAAACAGATAAATCCACAAAAGGGAGGTATTTCACT